CAAGTGCTGGGCAGCTGGTAGGCATCCCCGAGCCCGCTAGCTATCAGGAGTGCTCCGATCTCAGCCCAGTGGGCTGCGGTCAAATCAGTGGCTGCAGCGGCTACGTCTGCCAGCGACTGCTGTAAGGCGGTGACATTGGCAAAGCCCAGCTTTGCGTCGGCCAGGTTAGCAATTAACTCTAGGTTGGCTGTCATCAATTGCGGCGAGGTTACTGTTTGCGTTTTAATTACTTGGTAGGCGGCGGTTGTGATCAACCCGTTGTAAAACGCTCGATAACGAGTGCCGGAATCCGTGATGCGCGGGCCGACAGCCCATGCTTGGTGCATTATCCCGTCGCTGCCACGAACGGGGTTAAGGGGAACGAGGACTTCCGTTTCGGGGTCGTACTCGGGGGGAGCCGTGGGGATGATGTAAATGCTGTTCATTAGCCGAAAAAGCGATCGGTGGACACTGATCCTGTTACCGTTGTGGCTGTCGTCACGTCTACACCTCTGTAGAATGCTCGAATGTTCAGGTTGAGGGGGTTGTCCGCAGGATTGGTGTAAGAAGCCTGGGACTGCCCCGCTGCATAAGTGAGTGTCGCGTTACTGGTCAGCTGCGCTCCGCTGGTGGCCATTTGCCATACACTGTCTGTATAAGAAAGATCGCGTACATACCTAAAGCCAGGACTGTAACTTACCCCTGCAGGGCCAAGCGCGGTTGCGTCTACGTTCCCAAAAGCGCCAGCCATTCCGTGATGCTTATTGGTATTGGTAAAGCCAGTGGCCCAACTAGCAAACCCACCCGTGTTTAAGGTGGAACCTTGATTGTATAGACTCACCATTGCCCCCATTGACGCGCCACGGGTCCCATCGGTCGCGGCACGATTAGACACTAATCCGTAGTTGCCGTTGTCGTCCAGAATATGTATGCAGTTGCAGTCCAGGTTTTTGTCAGCCGCTCCGGTTGGCGCTTGGTTGATAAATGCGAAAGTTTCAAAATACATCCCTATATCAAGGCTCTTGCCCTGGCCAGAAGTTGCGATGTAGTGCTGTGTATTCCTGGTGCCGTAGGTAGTGGCGGTCTGTATGGCAACACCTTTTGCTGCGGCCTTAGGTAAACTTGTAAGGCTTGAGTTGCCAAGAAAGTAAATACCGCCAGAATAAATATTTGCTTTGCCAGTGGCCATGACACTACTCCCCACGCCACCGAAGCTCGGACCACCTCCAGCTGTTCCCTTTGGTCCCAGTATTGTGTCGCGAACCTTGAGGTCGCCGTCTCCTACATACATATTTGGAGCACTGAAAAACCCGATAACCGTCAAAGTTGTGGGTACAATCGCATCCACGTAGTCATCTATAATGCTTTGAATTGTAGATGAACTCGATCTGTATGAGCCCAAGCCGGTAAAGAGTGACGACGGGTAATTAGCCGTATCCCTGATAGTAGAAAGTAGTGATGCCCAGCCAACTCCACGTATGCTTCCGCCATAGGCAAAATCTAGCTGGGTTGGTACCACTTGGAATAAAACATAAGTTGGTGTCGTGCCTGGATATACTGCAGTGGCGAAAAGTGGTATTGTAAAAGGATTGCGAGCATCGTGTAGCGCCTTTACATCAGTGGTAGGCCTTGTGTTGGCCGTTGTATAGCTAGATACAACATTGGTAGTGGGAAATCTAGCTGTTGCTCCAACGACATCGGCAATGTGGCCGAATTTGGCAGGCCAGACCCAGTATGGTCCATTAGCGAGCTGGTATCTGACAGTCTCAAACTGGCTGAAAACTGCGTTTGCATAGGCGACGGCGACCGCAAATGTAACTGCAGTCGCTCCCGTCAGAGGTGGAGCATCGAATACTTCTGCGGTTGACCTGACTGGGTTGAGCGTCAGCGTGGCCGACGTACCATCAAAGTTGAAAGTCTGTCCTGCCGCTGTTGCGCTATCGGGCACAACATAAAGAATGGCAATTCCGGTTCTGCGGGTAAGAACACCTGCGTTTCGCGCCCAATAGTTCAAGCCCTTGAGCGTTACTACTTCCGGGGTTGCGTTGATATTTGTATTCAGGGCGGCGTCGTCCGCCCCCGAAATCGCGTTGGTTGACCGCAGCGCAGCCGCGTTGGCCAACTTGACTGGCCCGAGTGCAGTGGTACTACCGGAGCTAACCGATGGCAGTAGCAGTGTCGATACCCCGCTGAGATCCCAAACACCGGAGCCCACCAGCCCGTTTATACTGATGTTATTAAAAGAACTTGTTACGGAATCCGTCTCACCACCCCCAATGTCGCCGGCCAGAGTGACATCGCCGGTTTCTGCTTCAGATAGGCCATAGTTTGTGACCTCCTGGCCGTCTTCGTTGCAGCCTCTGACAACAACACGCCCGCCGCCCCCAGTCGTAAAGTAAAGGCTGAACTGATTTGATGGCGAAAGTGTTTTCTGTGCTGCCGGCAAGCCGGTTGAATAGTTGCCGCGCCCAGTACCGATGTCAAAAGTGAAATTGGACAATGTAATTGTCGTGGGCCGCCTCAATTCAACAGCCCAGCGAGCGCGGCCAGAGGCGGCCCCTCCTGACGGCGCAGTAGGGAAGTCGATGGCGCTTGATGGGTCCAGTCGCCGGGAGGCCGCCGCCCTCGGGGTCAGGGCCGCCCAGGCAAGCGCGTCAGTGAAGCCTAGAGCCCGCAGGAAGGCATAGAGACCGAGGACATCGGAACCTGAGCGGTACTGGTCTCGGACGGCTCCTGCATTGGTAAAAATTGTGGACCAGTTAATGCCGCAAGCAGTCGTCGCATCGTTGGGGTCGGTGTCGGTGTTGTAGGTGATCTGCGGAGCTTCGTTGAAGTCACGCTCTGCCGGGTTGTACGCTTCCGGCATGTGAACATAAACCTCGTCCCAGTCGGCGGCAGGCGGCACCGACTCAACAGCGTAAACGTCTCTAACAGAGATCCAGTGCTTATTGAGTGCTTTGACAGTAGTGCCTTTGCGATAAAACTCACCAACAACGTAATTTCGGCTGGGGCAACCACGCCGTAGCGTTATACGGGCTCCACCCGTAATCTTTACGGAAGTGGTTACGGCAACGACCTCTTCGCCATTTGTCGCTAGTGCTCGTGTGATGCCGCCGCCTGAAACACCAAGCGACGTTTGCAGGATTGCCGAGCGCACCGGGGTACGGCTGCCAGCAGATGTGCTCAGTTCAAGTGAAGCGGAGCGCTCGGATAGCGTTCTACTGTCAACGACACGACGGATGTAGACCTGCTTACCGATCGCCTTGCTGACGCCAGAAGCAACCGGGACCGCTGCATCGGTGCCGGATTGGGATAATGCCGCTGTGATGTTGATTACGGTAGGGGCACCCGAGGCCCAGGCCGACGCCGTGACAAGCGCTCTCCAGTCATCACCATCAGGGTTTTCAACCCAGATATAGGTCGCGCCTGGGAGGGAGTATCCGTCCTTCGCCAAAATTTGGGGGGTGGTGCCGGTAGCGTCAGCCGCAAGTCCCTGTATCAATGTGATCGTTGAAGCAGTATGCGCAGCGACCACGCCCAGCGCAATGCGGCGTATGGCAGGCACTTTGTCGATTGGGCTTAGAGGTACGCTGATGCGATCCACTACCCAGCTCTTGTCCTGAGGGAAGGCATTACGGCGATAGCCGGTTGCAAGCGCGGCGCAGGAACCGAAAGTAAAATTGCCATTAGAGCTGACGATCTCCCCGCCTAGATCTGCGCGGGCTCTTGCTGTGTGCCCAATACCAAAAACGGAAACTTCACTGACAAAGGCATCGTTAATCACCAGGAGGTGGTGATGAGCGCGAGTTGGCTTGACGCGACGACTGTTCGGGTCTGCGTCGATGTACGCCTGATAGGTGCTAGGTGCAATCCATGCCCCGCCGGAATAGATTTGCAGGCTGTTTACGTCAGTCTGTAGGCTGACACCCGTAAACTGCGCGGTGACGGACGACTTCAATCCGCCGAGGTTGTCACCGTTGATGAAAAGGCCGCCCATACCCCAGTCGGAGCGCAGGCTGATGCGTTCGGGGTAGGAGGACGCGCCCTTTGTCGTATCCCACGCAATTGTTGGTGTGCCGGTAAATGGGCCTACAACTTGATATTCCGTGGTGCGGGCCGCGAGCAGCGCACTTGACAGGTTTGCGCTAGTCCCCAGTGAAGTCTGTACCTTGGCGTAGAAACCGTTAAGATGCGCCTGCGACGGATAGCCGAGAGCAAATAGCAAGTGTAGGGATCGGTTTTGATTGGGAGGGTCGCGGAAAGTAAAATCAACCGCGTGAACGTCGGGCGTTAGGTATAGAGCGCAGCGGATATTACTCCAGTCGCTTGCAATATCTTCGGGAGTGGGCGTCCATTGCGGTACAAGAGTTGTCTTGCGCAGGTCTTCCCCGCAAAACGCCGCGCCACGGGGCAATATGACACCACCCAAGGTGTCATCATTGAACTTAATCAGTTCCTGCCATGTGGGTACTTTGTTGTCTGCCCATACAGTTAGCGGGATTGCGCTGGGATGATTACCGGGGTGGTTGTAGAGCGGCTGCGGACCCGCCCCCATGTGAATAATGACACAATCTCGATGGGCTCGGATGTCAGAGTATGTGTACCAATTAAGGGAGGTAATTATGGCCGCTTCAAGAACCGCCCGATTCAGTGTTTTGAACGGCGCATGTTTGGAGTAGCCACATTCAAGCCGCTGGTTTCGTAGCCTTTTGAGTTTTTGGGCAATGATTTGCTCGTCGGTGCCGGTAGCCTCAAAGGAATTAAAATCGCCTGTTACGAATGTATCTCGACCAATATCAAAATCAACGTAGAGTTGAAACGGCGCCGTTAGAGGGTCCATGGCCTCCGTTGAACCGGGGGCGACCAGCGCATTTCCTACGAGCTGTCGCAGGCTTGAAGCTATGGCTCCAAGCTGCTCCCTGAAATTCTCCCAGTCAACACCCTTGCCACCACGACTGGTGCTATCACTTACAGAGCCGGTCTGTCCGCCAATCTTGACCCTGGGCATGGAAGGTCCTCGCTAGGTGTAAGCGTAGGCAAAGGCGCAGTCTTTCGCCACTCCGACCCCCTCTTTAAGTCGGATCTCTCCAGTGGTGACGAAGCGAGCCGAGCCTGACATTAGGCTGCCATCTACATTGGCTGCTGCTCCGGTTCCGACTACGAGAATCGCGGAGCTATAGTAAAGGTCACCTGGCAGTAAACCTTCAAAAATGCTGCCTCCGCGTTTGGCGATCATCCAAAACTCGGCATCAGCCTTGCACCCCTTTTCCAGCATCAGTAGTAGGCGCATCAGAACAGTGGGATCTCCAATTCCCTCGCCAGACAGGCGATCCACCATGAAATCCACCGTACCTGAGCCCGTGACCAGGGTTTTGATCGAGTCACCGAATTTGGCGCCAAGGCCGGTTGTTTGTGCAGCGGCGGCGTCCAATTCCAGCGACCAGCTCTTGATGCTGGCCATGCACAGCCAGTCGCCGTCCAGTGAGGTGACAGTCATCTCACCAAACTCAACCAGTCCCAGCTCCAGCAGCTCAAAAACCTCCCCGTTTAGGGCTCCGGCTCTGGTGGAATAGAAGGAGATTCGGCCCGTCTGATCGAAGCTGGCATAGACAACCGCATCTTGTAGTTCTGGCCCCCTCTCCCACGGTCCACTGGTTGAAGGGGAGTCATAGGGGCCGTAATCCCCCCGCCAGGCCGGGGAGCGGTAAAGGGCCGTCTCAGGGAAGATCCCCATTCCACGGGGGGCGAGCGGAACTCCGCTTGGACTAAGCAGGGGCAGGCCCAGTGGCGAAGAAATCTGAACCTCATCACCAGACCAGAGCCCGGTAACACCAGCCTGGATGGAGTTGAGCGGATCACAGGGCGGCGGCGGCAGCACCACCAGCGGATCTGGTCTCTCCCGCTTTAGGCGCAGGCGCCCCTCACCGCCAAGAACTGCCATGGCCTAGAAGCCGCCAGAGATGGGGCCATTAACTGTGAAAGAGAAGTTGGTAGCTAGGGCCTCTCCTACTGACATCGGGATGGACATGGAGTTGATAATGGCGTCCGCTTCCAGCCTGACGTTAGTAGCCGTATTGAGAATAAATCCAAAAATATCGTTTGGAGTATTGTTGGCAAGAATGCGGTTGAACAGTGCTCTTACATCTGGATTCGTGTCATTGTAGAGAACGGTCACTGATCCAGTGGCACCACGTAAAGATTCAATGTAGGTACGATCAAACACGTTCAGCGATGTAGTCTCGATTACATCTTTTGAGATATTGAGCGACCAGTTACGGCAATGAGCAACCACTAAGCCGTTGCGCGAAAACGCGCCATCCTTGCCAGTGATTATTCCCCGTTCCACATTCCAACTCTGGCCTGCGGTCAGAGGTTAGCTGAGTCGTCCTCTCATCACCAGCGAGAGGGAGCTGTAGCCCTTCCTGACCGACTCCACCACTGGTTCCTCGGCAATCGTCCATGAGAGATAGGAGGGTAGCCCATGCCCTGTGTCGGCCTCGATCCCGGCGAGCAGGCCGGGGGGGAACTCCACATTCAGGGCACCGCTGTAGCTGGCCTCCCAGGCAGTGATGGCTTTCTGAGCTTCGCTGTCGGGGATAGCTGGCCAGCCTGCGCTGATCCGTGCGCCGGTCATTCGATCGCCAAGCAGGATGGGTGTCTCCGCCCCATTCTTCGCTACGAAAGCTCGCCCAGGGTGGGCACCGGGCGTGGTCCTTCTGGTACTAGGGATGATTGTGAGATTAAATGGAATCGCCATACTGCTATACCGTTGCCACTACTGCCAGTGTAGCCACTCGCGGGAAATCTACCGCACCTGTATCGGTGGCTGTGGCGGTGATAGTGAAATTGCCAGCAGTGGGAAAGGCAATATCCCTGAAAGCGCCAGATCCGCTCAAGGTGGGACCGGCAGGAGATACAGACCATGCCCAAGTTACGCCAGTTGCATTACCATCAAAATCAGCGGTATAGCTATGTGCGACAGTGGTAGTTGGCGCAGTGTTACCGGAAATTGATACATTGCCGATTGCTGTCACTGGTGCCCCTGTGATTACAACTGTAAGATCATCAAACTGGGGGCTATCTGGTGTATTGGCGCTGGCGCGAGCCCTTACGACATAAGTGCCCGGATCTAAAAAGCGAATGTCGGCGGTATTGCCCGACGCAATCACCACCGGATCTCCACTATCGGTAGACCAGAGCCAGCTCAGGCCCGTAGCTGCGCCCGTATAGGCGGCGGTGTAACTCAGTAATGCCCCGGTCGCACCTGAGGCGGGGCCGCTAACCGTGACGGTCCCGATTGTAGCTGCCGGCGCTATGGCGACCACCGTAACGGCCAGTGTCTTGGTCTTGGTAATGCCGCCCGGCCCCGAAACAGATAGGGTGATCACGTAGTTGCCACCCGTAGCCCATGAGAACGTGGTTGATGGTGCGCTTGGGGTGGCAATCGTGGGACCACCTGTACCGGACCATGAGTAGCTGTAGCTCCCGGCGGGACCGGAGACAGAGGAGCTGTAGCTACCTGTCGTTGCTGCCGCGACTGAGGATGGCCCTGCAATGGTGACACCTTGGAATACAGTAACAACTGTAATGTTCTCGTTAAAACTGCCAATGCGTCCCTCAATAATCCAGTTTTGTTCCACGTCCCAGCCAGCGGTTAGCAATGAGAAGTTATTCTCATCCAGGGGAAACTCTGTAGCCTGAACCTCAATGTCTCCATCCTCGGTGAAATCCACCTTTTGCACTTTATACGTTTGGCTTGAAAGCGTGCTATTTGCCAAACTGTAGACAGATCCCGCGAAGGTTGGGCATTTTCCATTGGCCACGACCATGGTGACCGGCTCCACGTCGGTCCCGCTTCCACTCCAGACCATGGCGGAATAGCTGCCATCGGCCAACAAGGCGGGAGCAATAGGATCTGGTTTAGAGATTACGGTGCCGTTAGCAAGGATGACGCCGTTTTGGGGAAGGTTGAACTTGACGGTCTCCATTCCCACCTTGATGATCTTGCCGGGATCGAAGGCGGCCCGATCAGGCCTAGTGGTTATCTTTACGCCGGAGGTGATGAGCCTGGTCTTTCGGCATTCCATCTTGCCAACATCAATGGCATGAATTTCACTGGTGCAAAAGTTGTTCAAGCCAGAGGTGAGATCAATGATCGTTAGCGGCGCATTCTCTGGTGTGCCGCTCTCTCTGACTGTCACCTCCCTCACCACCGGGAACAAGCCACGATTGGAGAGGTCGCCGGCCTGCTTCTCTTCCCGCCATTTCACGGTTACACGAGGGGGTGTCCGCTGATCGGGGTCAAAGGTGGAGAACTCAAACTCACTGACATTGCCAGATGTGTAGTAACCCTGAATTGTGTGCGCCTCCCCAAAAAGGGCAATCGGTTGCATATAGAATTTGCCACCCCTTATCAACAGGTCTTGCAGAAAATATTCAGCCCACTTGGCCCCCTGCTGCCGGAAGTTAAATGGTTCGCTGACGCCACCATCAAAGAAATATCTACGACTGTAAGTCCATGTATTGGCGGCATCAAAACTCGCATCATCGACCTGCACAGGACTGATAATCTCGCCCAGTCCTGCCTCGGGATTCAATACCCAAAAGCGCAGTACATCGCCAATAAGGTGAGTTGCACCCACGCCAAGATCAACATAAACGCTGAGCTGCTGGAAGCTGCGCAATTCTTGCCCGCTGCGAATCGTAGCTCCCAGTTTTGAGATGTTATCGTAAGACGGTGTTTCTACATTCCTTGTAATAATGTTGACATAGCTAATCTCGTGCTCTGGTGAGTTGGTGGTGGCTGTGACTTCCGAGAAGATGAATTGTTCAGCTAATTTGCCCCATGCGTCCACATAGGAATCTCCGTCTTTTAGTCCCGGCCCAAAAGGTTCGCCCGATGCAATACTGGATTGCGTGGGATTAAGCGCAAAAGTGCTTGCATCACGGGGTACACTAACACCGTTGAACTCAAACACGCAGCTGGCCCCGTACACGGTACGAAGGCTCTGAATCTTGCCTTCCAGAATTTCTAGGCTCCCTGCTGCGATCCCAGTCCTAACCTCCCATCCAGAAACAGGCATTAGCTCACATTCCCACCTTTGAGCAGACGGGAACTGCACCCTTAAATAGTTAAAACTGGGTTGGCCGGTTGGCGACCTAAAGCCAAACAACTGTGGCGCCGAAACCCAGGCCGCATCAGATCCGGCAATGCGATAGCTGAACCTGAAAAAGCTATAGCGGACTTCAGGACTGCTAGATGTACCAGATTGCAATTGAGAGGTTTGCAAAATGTCTCCCTGTCTAATGCGATCACCTCTATATCTTTCGCATGAAGCCGCATCCGCTTCCTCGTATGAAGAAACAGCGGGGAAATTACACAGTCCCTGAATATTGACTCCGAGAGCAGAGCGAAAGCCGATTTCAATAACTTGCGCTGGCCGGCCAATTGCGACAGTGGCTACAGCTAGGCGGCAAATGTGCGAGCCGTCCGTTCCATTGTAGTGCCGGGTTGCGGTGGTTGCCGCTTGTGACAGCTGTGATCCCGTGCTGCCGATAAAGGAGCCTGGCCTGACGACTCGGAACGTGCAGGCAATGGTCACTCCACCACCAATCGGGGTGTTGTCAGCCTCGCTAACAAAAACACTGTCGGCGGGAGTGCGCGACTCCAGTACGGCAACGCAAGAACCAATCCTATACAGCTCTCCAATCGCTAGGGAATCGTCCCACGTTCGCTGCAATCCACTGATGGACTGAGCCGCGTCTTCTGAGGTGGCCAGGCCGTCTGGTCCGCCGCCTTGGACGACAAACTCAGTGAGATAATCAGAGGAACTCAGTAAAACGTAGGCAATACTATCTCCAGTGCTGGCCGCGTACAGTCCACCCGCTACAGTAGGCGCACCGTTGTATTGAACGATTCCCGATCTAGTGCTAAACATGGTATCTTGCTTATTGCGAGCGGCTTTCAAATTATTGTCATTGTTGCACTCGACAATGGCATCACCTTTCTTCCCAACAGGTCTAAGGCTCGCTACAGAGATAGATCGAATACTAGGGTTTATTCGATATGCTAGGTCATTTCCAATAGGCGCATACAGCCCAAACGTTGTCTGACTACTTGGCTTGCTTGCATAGCAAAAGTCAGGCAGATACGCGCCATTTACCGAACGGATCTGAAATACATCTCCGGCCCCCGCGTTTTCCGAGTTGGCTATGTCTGCTGATGCGGCACGCCCAGCAACAAGATCACTAGAGCGGATGCGTCCGTCACCGGGGCGAAAGTAAAAAGATAGTCTTCCATTGTTGTTGTTGCCAGTGCCTAAGTCATAGCTGGAAAGCAGGTTATCTCCAATAGCGAATTGACGGGGGTCGATGGCGCCTATAGGGCCAAAGCCCACCATAAACATGGCCTTGATGAGCTGACTACCGCCCAAGCTGTAAAGTTGGGACCAAAGCAGATTGGTATTTATTCGGACGCCGCCATAAGTAATGCCGTCAATGGTTTCGCGTTTAGCGAAGATCACTGGAACGATGGAGCCCAGTTCAACTACATTTTGCTGACTGTCAAACCCAGCTGTTGGGGCGAATCGCGCAGATTGAACGATGGACTGGCCATCAATTGTTCTACTTTCAATGCGTGGCGGCGTCCCCTGCCTCGGACGCGGGAGGAGAAGTGTGGCCGCAAAGCTCAGCGCTACACCAATGACAAGATTCCAGAAGATTGGTCCTAACGCCAGGAAGGTGAAGAACATCGTCGGCTCCCCTGGCCGGATGTCTTTATAGGTGGAGCGCTGCTCGTTAAAATAATCCCACTCTGCTCGCGTCCAGCCAAGCAGTTCGATCATCTGCTTCTCTTCTGGGAGTAGCTTTTTTGGGCCTTGCTCGTGATTGAAACCGGGGCTTAGCATTTTAGTTAAAGGTGAGATTCCCACTGCTTGGCAGCGCTCCCACTGCCTTTTGGGTCAATGTTAGGCGAGGTGTGTTCTGGGTCACGGCATCGAGAGGGCTCCCAAGCTTCACCGAAAGCCTTTCGTTATCGTGACTAATACTGAGTACCTCGTAGACATCAATCGTCCAGTCCAACTCAGGTAGCAAGGTAACGTTGTCAAGCCAGGTTGTGCGCACTTCAGCTAGCCACCGATTGTCGGCGGCCTGCTGAAAGATATTTTGATCTAGCTGATTCAAGCCAAGAACAAGCGAAGCACTGATGCTACTGGCACTGGCGTCAAAAGATGAACCGCTGAAGCCAAAACCTGCGGCGATGTAATCACTTCCTAGGTAGCTGATGGTACGGCCCTGGGAAAAGTTTTGGAAATTGTTTCCGGTCGGACTACCATTGCGGAACAGCAAGCGCAGGTACGTTCCAATGGCCTGCATTTCAGCCATTACCGCACCTCATTTTTCGTGGATTGCCTCCACTTGGCATCCGAGATCTTAACGGCCTGTTTGACTGCCTCAGCGGTTCTCCGATCACTTTCTTCCATGGTGATAAACGGCAGTTCATCCGCTCTCATCCCACGCGATTCAATCTTGATTGGTGAATTAGCCATTTCACCCAAAACTGCCGCTTGATAATTCTGCTCGCTGGCCATCATAGACCGCTCCATCGCGGCTCTGGCCACAGTCATGCCGTCAGAGTTTTCGGGGTCCACCGGGGTAGAGACCGCACTGCGAAGAGCTGATTGGACATCGGTGGAGCTGGCGACGTAGCCACTAATACCGGGAATGAATAGCTCACTGGTGGAATTGAGAGAACCATCCTTATTGTCACCAACAAAGTAAGGCTGGCCAGCACTGACGGGGCCACCGTTTGCCTTCCTGTTGAACAAGGAGCCTAAGATTCCGCCACCCTTACCGAGCGAATCAAAGGCTGAGTTGACGGCAAATTGAATAAACAAGTTACCCAGTTGACTCAACGTGTCAGCGAGCACATCATTCAGGGTGCGGGTCTTATCGGTAATAGCAGCCAACGCACTGCCGACACCGCTGCGAATAATGTCACCAGTACCCCGGTAGAGGTCGTTCATTTTTTGCTGTTGCTCTAGCTGCTTTTCAAGGGCTATAGTCGTGCCTTCGATTGCTACAAATTTTGCAATTTCTGCTTGCGTGTAGTTTTTTGCTGATGCGCCCAGCGCAATCGTGACTCGCTCAGACGCTGTAAGCTCTCGGTTGCCATCCTTTAATGCTTGCAAGCGAATAGCAAGCGCTTCATTGTCTGCGTTGGCAGAATCCACCTCACTAGCGAATGCACGCGCTCTTGCCGTTTCCTGCATGACCACCAAATTATCACGAGCCAGTGCATTGACCTGTTGCTGGCTCTGGGCAGACCTGTCAATGGCTTTATTGAGCTTTTCCTGCTCTGCAGTGGTCAGCCCCTTGTCTTTCAGGGCTTCCCTAAGGCCGGCCAGCCTATCCTCTTCCACTAGCTTTTGCCTGATGCCAAGCTCCAGTTGTTCCTGGGCGCTTTGCGTCAGGTTGGGATCAATCTTGGCAATCTCTTGATTGATTTGCAGCTCCAGTCGCGCTCCTGCGACGAGCTTTTCATTGCCAGTAATTTGCTGGGCTAGCGCCTGCAATCTGCCTTGATTTTGGACTGATACAAGTTTTTCGCTGACTCCCAGTAGCTCTCTTTGCTGAGCAAGCTCTTTGTCAACCAAGCCTCCAGACTTGGTTACTTCTGCGGACGGTGCGCCGACGCTAGGCGCGGCGGGAGCGTTGAAGGTTGGGCGAGGGGCACTGATTGTTGTTGCCGCCGGATTTGCACTCATCGCGCCAGCAGTAGCGGTAGAGCTGGGATTGCTATTGAGGTACTGACGATAGGCGCCGCTCTTGTAGACAGACCAAGCGTTAAAGCCTTGGCTGTCAAAGACAGATTTTGCCGCCCTTGCGTTTGTAGCTGGATCGTAAAGCTGTTCGTTACTACTGATTCCGAATTGACGACGACGCTCAGGCCCAAGCCTGTCAATCATGTTGATCTGGGCGAGTCCGTAGGACAGGTCACCAGTCCTCCTATTGTCATTTAGTGCTCGCGGATTTCCGCCTGATTCGGCCATGGCAATGGCGGCCATGGTATTAGCCTGACTGGCGTTAAATCCAGCGCCAGCAAAGAGCGGGACCAGTTTCTGTGCCTTGGCGCCAGCAACCCCACCAGCAGCCCCCCCCTCACGAGCCATCTGCTCGCCTTTTCGCTTCTGATCTAGGTCGTAGTCAGCAACCTTGACCCTGTAATCAAGGACAGCTCTTTCGTAATCCACTGCACTACGTTGCAGTGAATACACCTCGCGGGCAATCTGCTCCTCAAACTTGGCTTGATCGCGCCTGAGCTTGACACTATCAAGATCAGCCTTCTTGCGCTTTTGTTCAATATCGGCTTCGCCTTCGGACTTAGTGCGGATGTATTGGCGAATACCTTCCTGTAATGCACGACCTTCTTCGCTGGCGAAGTTACTGATTTGCCCGCTCAAGCGCTGATCATTTTGCTCAATACGAATTTGCGCTTCAGTTCTGGCTGCATCAATGCGCAATCCCGCAATGCGCTGCTCTTGCTCAAACACGCGATCGAGTACCTGCTTACGCAAGTCTTGAACACGCCTTTCCAGGTCTTCTCGTTGGCGGCCAAGATCTTGCTCGCTGCGGGTGATGTCGCGGAGGCTTTTTTCGCGAGCACGTTGTTCATCCTCTAAGCGCTCATTGCGAAGACGCTGGGTCTGAAGTGCATTCGGATCTAGGGGGCCGGGTTGCACGGGGCGCGGCCCCCTCAGGAAGTCTTCAGCGGACATCCCTAGTGGCTTACCGCTGGCATCGGTTAGGCCGGGCTGGGCGCGTGAACCGAGCCCAAGCAGCTTGGCGATAGAATCCGCCTTGCCGCCCTTTCCGAAGTCTGGACTTTTGGGATCAATAGATTGAACCGAATCACCAAGTAACTTGACTAGCCCAGTAGTGGCATTGGTGATCTGAATAATTGCTGGCAGGAATACCGTTAGCAACGTTGAAGACAGTTCCCGCCAGGCTTCGTCAAGTTGCTTTTGCCCCGCATTAAGTACCTGAAGATTTGCAACTCCTTCCGGCCCGAGTCTTTTATTCAGTTCCTGAAATACGAGCGCCTGCGCACCAGCAGCATCGCCGGCAGCAAGTAATGTTTCGATGTTAAACTTGAGCTGAGTATTGGCCTTGAGTCCAGCGGCTTCTAGTGTGGCTAGAGCATCAGAGGGATCTCTCAGCGAAGCCGCAAGACCCTTTGCGCTAACCGAGATCTTGTCAAAAGCATCACCAACGATCGTGCCAACGATGGACAGGCCAAAGCCAAAGCCACCGCCCAGCGCACCACCTGCAACGCCGCCAATGCCGCCGCCGATTGCCGCCCCGCCGCCCTGTCCAAAGAGGAGCGGGAAGCCACCGCCGATTAGACCCGAGCTGATTGCCTCGCTAGTGCGGCCTGAGGCCTTCTGCCTTGTCACGCCTCTTGCCGCGATCTCCGCCGGGGAGCCAGGCATGTTGACAGTGCCGCGTATAGGCGAGGCTGGTCCTCCGGCCCTGGCCGAGCGGGAAATCGCTTGATCCAGTTCTTTCCGCTGATTCTCATAGTAAGCGGGAGACCCGACAAGGTCGGGCCTTCCCTTAACAGGAGAAACAGCTCCACCCTGTCTAGCAGCTCTTTCTAATTCCTTCCGCTGATTCTCATAGTAAGCGGGAGACCCGACAAGGTCGGGCCTTCCCTTAACAGGAGAAACAGGCCCGCCAGTTTTCGCGGACTGATCCAATTTTTTCTCTAGTCGCTTCAGGACGTTGTCAACCTGAAAGGCTAATTTTTTAGATAGGGCATCATTACCAGCTGATGCTGCCACACTAGCTGCATTTACCCTTTCGCGAGCAGTCGCAATACTCGATCCACCGAGGCCAGCCTCCTCAAAGCGTCGAACCCTATCCCCTAGCCCGCGAATACGTGAACCGGATTGCGATTGAATTGTTCCGCGTCTGTTAACTTCGTTTTGAGCTTCTACGACCTTACCGAGAGAAGTCGAAAGGCTCTGCGCGTCCCTGATTTGAGTTCGCAGTACACCAGACGTCGCAAACGTAGACTTACTGCCGCGCTGCACTGCCGCGAAGGATTCTTGGATTCGCCTTGCTTCTTCTGCGAGCTTTTGATTGCTGGCTCCGCCTCCTCCCCGCTGAAAGGCTTGGACCCTGCGCTCAAACTGCGATTGGATGGCGGCGAGCTTCGCCTCTAATACTATTCTCTGCTGCAGTCTTTTGTTGTTTGCCTCAAGCCCTACCCCTTGGTTAATAACGCTTTTGGCAGTGGCTGCAGTGCTCTGGGTGATCTTCCTATTGACTGTTTCCGCCCTCTTGAGTGCCGCGTCTACAAGGGGGTCCTCGAACCTACCGGAAGCCCTGGTTTCTCGTATCCTTAGACGGGTTTCATTGACTTGATTTAACTTTTCTGAGAGTCTATTGAGCTTTCGCTCAAGTTTTTCGATTTCATTTTGCCCGGTAACCAGGAGGCGAATCTGCGCGTCGTAGCTCAAGTTCCCGCCTCCGAGCCACAACCACGCCCCATTCTACCCGGTCTCTGTGAGCTTCTTGAGTTCGTCATGCTCAATCTCAAAGAAAGCGCTCCACCCCAAGATGACCTCCCTTGGCTCGGTGGCGAGAAGGGTGGTCAGGCCCATGCCCAGTTGTTTTGCTACTGCAAAGCACAGCATGAGCCACTTATCCTTGGCCAGCTCTGCTTTCAGGGCTTTGGGTCGTAATACTGATCTTTCTCGTTGTTCAGGATAGAGAGCTGCAGTTTCTGCAGATCTTCCTCTCGCACCTCGCGTCGCAGCGATGCAATGTGGCCGCGACTAAACAGTTTTTCGCCGTTTGCGTCAGTGGCCTTGGCAATTAGGAGTTGCATACCGAACTCACCCGGCTCATCGCTAGCCACCTCCTTGTTTACCTTGGCCCGTTCAGCGGAGGTCAGCGGTGTATGCCAAAACTCCAGCACCGAGCCATTATTCAGCTCGACCATCTTCCGCATTGGCTTTAAGTTGGCCGCATTGCGCAAGATGTCAATGGCGCTCAGCTCGGGCTTTTCAGGGGTGGCCATGTGAGAGTTTAACGGGAAGGGAACGAGAGGAATGTAGCACAGAAGGCTTGGCCGCCTACAGTCTTACAGGATTCGCGTCGGCTGGTCACTCAGTTTGAAGTTGACGGTCGCAGTGGTCGCCTCTTCGGTGGCAATGCCGAGGTCGAAGCCCAGAATCGAGATCGGCCCCTGGATGAAGGTACTGGCTTGTGTATCCACTACCGAACCATTGGAGTAAACAGTGTCAATAAACAGGCGAACTTCCGCCCCCTCCTGCCTACGGCGCAGGCTGTTCTGGAGCAGGCGCCGGGCCAGGCCGGTCTGATCGGTGTAGAACCGAACTTCCATAGAGCCAGAACCGTCTGCGTAGCCAGCTTGGCCGGTGCGGAAAGGTGCCTGCGAACCATCGCCACCAAGGGGGCCGCACGGGAGGCTAGTGGTATCCAGCTCAGTACGAGTAACGTTGAAACTCCAATTCGTTACCTGGCACATCGCCGCAAAATCGGCGTAAGTGATCTTGATGCCGTTAACGGGAAAGCCGCCAGTGTCGGAACCCGAACCAGTAAAGGCAATCGCTGTGCCGCCCAGCGTGGCGGAAACGGCAATTGATGTTGGGTTGACAGTGACGACGTAGTAAGTAGTGGCTGCGACCAGCGGGCTTCGGAGGGTTGCGGTCCCCATTACCGAGAACACCACCGGATCGTTAATCCTGAAATCGTGCCCAGCGGGCACATTGAGCAGGCTGGTGGTAGCAGGCGAGACTGGCAGCGGGAAATCTGTCTTGTCCAGAAGCGCGTAAGTAGTGCCCGCTGGCTTCAGCCAAGCAGAGCCGTCTTGGCCTACGAGAACGTTTTTTGCAAGAGAAGCGGGCACCGCAAATCCACCCTCGACTGAGGGGCAATTGATTGAATTAAGCGCCGGAGCCGCTGGCTTGGGGCGTTGTCAAGAGGTTACAGGGGGCGCTGATCTCTCGCCACTCAAGGCGCTGCAGGCGCCACCTTGGCCATTATTGGTGCCGTGATTCTTGTAGCGACATGGGGCCTGCCCTCCATCGGCGTAAACGTGGGGCCATCAATCTGGGTTGGATAGGCCCTAACCCCTGGCACTGATCGAGTAGCCGTTGGATCACTCATCCCCACCAGCGCATCAATTACTGCTTCGGCTAACTGCTGCGCCCGACCAGGCCCCTTGCCCTTTTGACTGTAGACAGTGACTACTAATGAAGCGCGAATTTTGATTGCCTGCTCGCACTGCTGGGAAGATACGGTCATCAGACCAAACGAGATTGATACTAATGCAAACTCGGAAAGGGAGCTATTCTCGGCGTATTCCTGGTTTTCGGTTAGCACCTTGAGTGATGGCGCTACCACCTGCAAG